AAATGTAGCGCCAGCGTCTATTGATAAGTTTGCTATACCTGCCATTTTTTATTCTTTATTATTTTCTTTTGGTTCTTCTAATTTTTTTAATTCTTCATTAATTTTAGAATTATAATAGTTTGTAAGAACATCAATTTTTTCAAGTTCCATAACTATTCTAATTCTACTATTTTGTATTTCTTGTCTAGCTATAATGTAATTTTTTAATATGTCGTCAAACTTAGTTTCGTCATATTCTTTACCGTTTATATTAATTGTCATATCATTCACCTTTATGTTGTTATACTATTATTTATATACTATTCAAACTTAAATTTAAAATTAAATGTATATCTATTTTTATTGTAATCGTTTGATACGGTCATATGTTTCATTAAAGGATTAAAATTGTTAAGACAAACAAAAGTAGAATCTATAGGATAATGTTGATATATTTGTTTTATAGAACCATCTTCTTGTTCTTTGCCAAAACCTATTTGGCCTTTCCATTCTGGCTTCCATTCTGGATAGTCATTAAAATACATCAATATCATCATATTACAACAATCATCAGAATCATTATGCCAAGGTAAATCTTCTGTACCATTCCATAAACCAAAAGTAAAAGATTTTATCGATCTCAACCATGTAATTTGTTTTAAACTATCTTTTACTAAACTTAATCTTAAAGGATCAAAAAAAGAAGTTTCTATAACTCTATTTGCCAATTCTTTTACCATAGCCGGAGCATTATTATAACAATATAAATCTCTCAATTGTTCTTCATAAGGAAAATCATTTATTGTATGAACTTTCTTTAATTCTAAATTATTAGGCGAAATAATTTTTGTAAAAGTATCTATTGGCATTTGTGTCCAATTTGCTGAAGTAAGACCTTTTTTAACTTCTTCTTCAGTAATATTTAAATTTGTTTTATTTTTTATTGTAATTTCATCTTCAAAAATAAAATTACTAAAAGTGGTTTCTTTAATTATGTCTTTAGCCGCTTTTACAAGTTCATTTGGCAATATACCAATATTGAATCCTAAATTGTAAAATTTATAAACATCAAACTGGTGATCAAAATTTAAATTCATTAATGTATCCTGCATTTAGCGTTAAATGTATATCTATTTGTATTATTTTTATTAGAAATAACTTTATGTCTCATTAATGGATTATAACTATTAATACAAACAAAAGTTCCATCAGTTGGATAATGTTTATGTATTTCTTTAATACTTTTATCTTCTTGTTCTAAACCAAAAATTATATGTCCGTCCCATTCAATTTTCCATTCTTCATAATCGTTAAAATACATTAATAATACCATATAACTATTATCATAATTATCATTATGCCATTCTATGTTTTCTGTTCCATTCCACAATCCATAAGTAAAAGGCCTAATTGATCTTGTCCAATAAGTATTAGAAGATTGTATTTTTACTAAACTTTTTCTTAAAGGAGTGAAAAAATCTAAACTTAAAACTTCATTAAAAATATTTTTAATATAATACGGTGCAGTATTATAACAATATAAATCTTTTAAATTTTCTTCATAACCAAAATTGGTATTTTTTAAAAAAAAATCATCAGATATTGACATCCAAGATGCCATATATGGTTGAGAAGCATTTGTATTAAATGTTGTACTTTTAATTATTTTTTTTGCTTCGGTTATAAATTCAGTAGGAAGTATTCCTACATTAAAACCAACTTCATGGAATTTATATACATCAAATTGGTAATCAAAATTAAGATTCATTTATTAAAAATTCTTTCTTATAATATTTTTTTATGTCCGGAACGATACCTTTAGTTTCATCTAACGGCATAATTTTCTTCAATATACTATCATAAGTATTTATATCTGCATCATAAATCTTAAAATAAGGATCATTTCCATATAACAAATCACTATCATTTAATAATTCATAAAAATCTTCATTAAAATCTTTTGATAACCAGTAAGCATAACAAATAGCCACAACATAACTTTTGGAAGGATATATAAAAGGCATATCTTTATTGTAAAAATATCTTACAGCATTTTCAACTATATCATTAGAAAATTCTACCTGAAATTTATTAAGATCATCAACATGATCTGTAACCATTCTATGATATAGTTCTTGTCTAATTTTCCATTCTTTTTTCATAATAATCCAATAATCCTTTATATCCATTACAACCATTATCTAAATCTTTTACATAACGATAATGTTCTGTTAAACAATGTCCATAATATTTACACTTTCTACATATATCAGAAACATTATTAATTGATTCTTGTTCCGACCATTTTATATATTCTTCAAATGAATTTAATTCTAAAAAATATTCTTTATCATTTTCATCAAATTCTAACACAGCAAAATTGCCATTAGGTGTTATATAAACGTGATTGTTTGAAAATGCGTTATATTCTTTTTTTAAACTTCTAATTATATTACCTTCATTTATAAAATCAAATCTTTTTCTTATAGGACTTTCAATCCATTTTTGTACAAATAACTCAAAGTCTTTATGAGTAACAGGTTGTGAATTTGCTTGATTTATAGAATACGGTTTAATCTCTACGCTTTCTATACTAGAACATAAATTCATTTTTTGTATCATATCATCAACATTCATCTTTAATACCTTTTGACTTGCAAGTATCAGTACTGCAATAGGCACAGAGCTATGAAACATGTTACTATAAACTAAATCAGATTTTTCTCTTGCTTCAAAATCATAACTTACACCCAAATAAAAATCATTTTTAAAAAAACCCTCATGTAACATTGAAAGATTAGTTATAATATTAATCTTATCTTTATAATGTTTTCTTATAACATCTTTTAAACCATAGAAATAATTTTTTTTTAAAGCACCTATTTCTCCACCATATAAATCTACCCAACCAATCTTTCTTACTCTACTAATTTCTTTAAGTCTTTGATCAAGTATCGCTAGTGGTATTTTCTTTTGATCTCCTAATTGTTCAGGTGTGAGATAACAAAAATTGCATCTAAAATTGCAAAAATAACTAGGATTAATTGATACTGTTATTAATTTCATTTGTTTAAATTAAAGTAAAAAGATGCTTGTATTCTTTGTTTATCTGTTTTACCTGCTCTATGTTTAAATTTTGTATCATTATTAACTAACACCAAAGAACCAACACTTGGATAAAATGTCCACATTTCTTTATCTGTTTTAAATTGTATTTCTCCTTGTTTATATTTTTTCATTTCTGAAAAATATAGTATAAAAAAGAAATCACATTCTTCTATATCATTATGCCATTCACCTGCTTTAGTATAAATGCCTTCCCACATTTGACGATCTCCCATAACATGTTCGCCAAACATAGGTTGCACTATTTCATTTGAAATATGAAAATGTATGGCCATTAAAGCCTTATCTAATTGTTTAGTATCTCCAGTAGGATGATAGTCGTTATCTGTACCAGGAAAATTCCATTCAATAGTATCAAGATTTACAAGATCAGTATATTTGTTACCTTTAAATATAGTAAATCCTTTTGTAAAAAAATTAGATTTATGTTGTTCAATATTAATCATCTTTTAAAAACAAATCTACAGGTACAGCAAGTCTCATTTTTCCAAAAAATGTTTCTACACTATGATATGCAAAACTTGGAAATATAACTATATCACCTGATTTAGGAAAAAATCTTATAGGTTTAAACCATTCATTAAACTCAGAAGTATATCCTCTATTTGCATTATGTCTAGGGTCATGTATTGCTAATGCACCACCTTGATCTTGTTCTTCACAAAGTAAATAAAACACAGCACATAAATGAGCACCAGAATGATTATGCTTTGGAACAAAATAAGATGATTTGTTACCTGTTATCCATGCCTTTAAATGAAATTCTTTTTGAGATAGATTAATATTAAAATTTTGTAATTCTATATATTTTTGGAAAGAAGGTATAACAATCTTTTCTTTAAACGTATTAAATTGTTTATCATCAAATAGATTTTGATCTTTAATACTTAATGAAACTTTTAAATCTTCCGAATTGTAATTAGATAAAATATGATTGACAACATCATCTAAAATATCTTTATCAGTAATAGTATCTTTTAATATTATTGTTGGCCAACAATAATTTATACCTTCATTCATATTATTTGTCATAAATTGGAAACTCTTTACTATTAATTATATTTGTAACCAGATTTTTAACTTGATTTTCATATTTTTTTCTAAGATAATTACCATAAAATAAATTTAAAGGTATTAAAAAATTAAAAAAATGATAGCTATAAGGCCACTCCACGTGTTCATATTTGTATTTAAAAAATCTAATTTCTAAAAAATAATATCTTTTATATTTTTTAAAAAACAATTTATTAATGCTTTCAGCTTCAGCTTCATAAGAATGATTATCTATTTTTAACTTTTTAATTTTATTAATTCCATCTTTATCTTTATAACGTTCAACATTAGCCATTGTGTCCAAAAGTTCAAAATTTACAAATGGAATATTTTTTAATTTTTCAACAACAATGTTTCTATCTTCAGAATAAGGAAACGCTAACACAACATTAGCAGAATTAAAATTTTTATAATGTCCTTCACAACTACTAACAGCCATATAATTTTTATTTAAAAACGCAAAAACCATATCTTTAATACCATCTTCAATCTGTTCTTCAAACTTGGGGTGGTAAGGACTAACACTGACCGCTAAATAAGGATTGCCTCCTCTGTCAGAATCCGAAGCATATATTCTACCATCTTTGTGTTTATAATTTAATACTTCATTTTCAGATATTAATTTTTTTTGTTCTATTAAATATTGCTGTTCTTGAATATATTTGTTACTATATTCTACTTGTATTTGATACGAAGAAGGTACTAATAATTCTTTCATAATATGCTTTCATTTATATAAGGTGTTACTTCTATATTTAGTCCATTAGATTTAAGTATATCTGGCGCAATAGATTTCATTAACTTACAGTGTTCTTCTACCATATTATGTTGTTTTAAATCTTTAATTGTTTTTCTGCAACCATTACATATTTCAAACATAGGACAAGTAAAGCAAACCTTCTTCATACTAATAAGATTAACATCATCTTGTAATGGCGTAAAAAATTCACCATTCATTTCTTTGTTAAAATCTATAGATTTATCTTTATCATCACCAAAAGAACCGCAAGAATAATAATCACCACTAGGATTTAATGAACGTATACCTTCATCACATTTACGGCTTTGAGGACAAGTTGTTCTATTTCCTGTCAATCGCTGCATCATCTGTTTTGTATTAAATTCCCATGGCGCAAGACCACGTTTCCATATCTCTACATAGATTTGATATATTTTACTCAGTAAATAAGGTTTACCTTGTTCGCCACTGGCCATTGCATAGTTTAATTTACATTCTACACCTGTTTTACTGTTGCGTGTAAAGTTGTGTAATGTATCATTAGGTTCAACATTTTCACTCATACGTTTTGCAAGTTCTACATTCCTAATTGCATCTTTTTCATTTTCAGGTACTATAACAGATATAAAATCTGGTCTATAACCACAATGTTTTAACATAGCATCTGAACATTTCCAAAAATCTTCTTCCGTAAATTCTGTTAAATCTCCTTTAAGACGACCTCCACCATATTGAAAAGATGTAGTTATACCTACTCTTTCGTTATTAAATAGATCAGACCACTTCTCTGGTTTCTTATAAAACGGCCATAGATTTGTAGTCAATGCAATAGATGTATCATAATCATGTTCATCTAACCATGTAATAATCTTCCAATAGTATTCAGGTTCCATCATTAAAGGATCCCCACCATTAACTATGATAGTTCTTGTTTTAGGAAAACGTTTTAAAAATGAAAATATATAATCGTGAGATAATTCGTCTTTTCTATTTTCAGATATCTTTGTACTAGAACAGAAAGTACACTTAAAGTTACATAGTTCAGTAGGTTTAATTATTAGATCCATTAGTTTAATTTTTTAAATAATTCACTTATTATAATATTTTTGTTATTTGAAATAATTTCATTAAAAACATTGGTTCTTAATTTACCATTTATTTTTTTAATACTTTTAGGTTTAGTTTTATCATTAAACAAATCAACCACATAATTATGTATGTCATCAAATTCGGGCAACATTCTTAATATTTTGTAGCACTCTTTACCAAAATCGCTTGGTGTTATTTTATTTTCGTATAAAGGATAAATCAATTCTAATAATATATTGCAAGCTTGGTTCATAAACCACATCTCGTGCATATCTTCTTTAGTAAAACTATAACAACTTTGTATAGTATAAAAATAATTTTTTTTTGTTTTGTATAGACTGTAAAGATTATCAACACCATCTTCATCTATCAAATCTGTAAAAACTTTTACTGTTTGAATTTTATACTGTTCTAAATATTCTTTTTTACTCATAATGGTGTCTGGTAAAATCATATAGTCGTGTCTATTATGACTGAATGCTTTAAAATTCCATATTAATTCCATCTCATCATAAAAATCAATTAATGTAGAACCTGGCATTCCTAATATTAATTCTAATGTAGGAACAGGATAACCTTTTTCTCTACATTGTTTTTCTATATGTTTACTTAATTGAATTTTATCTTCTGACGTTAAATCAACTCGTTTAGACACTCTCATGGCCTCATCTGATATACTTTGAATAGAAACAGTGGGGACTATAGAAGTAAAATTTTGTTTTTTATTGCCTACTATTTTAAACCAACAATCTACCAAACGTTTTCTTCTATTTAAATCTTTAGATTTCATTGTAGATATATCTGTAAGATTTATTCCATGTTCCCAAGCAAATTTGAATATTTCTAAATCTCTTTCTTCAAAAGCGCCAAAATTAGCATCAGTTAAATATACACTTACATAACCTGCACGTTTTATTGCCAAAATATCTTTTTTAGCTATTTCTATTTTTTTAGTTATAATTTTTGTTTCTAATCCTCCACCCCATTCACAATAAACACATTTATAAGGACAACCTCTTGTAGTTTCCAAAATCATAAAAGATTCCATTTTATTTTGTTTAGAATAATCACAAGTTTTTTTTAAATAATCGAAATGATCTTCATATACAGAATAATCGGGCAAACCACATTTAGTTTGTTTTTTACTATTTATTTCCCAACTTATATCTTCTTTGTTAATTTTACCGTTATTATCTATATAACAATTTAAAAAATCTTCCATAAAAATTTCACCAGGTTTTGTAGGTTGACATATAAAATCATAATTTATTCTTGTTTTAAAAAATTTAAAATCATTTGTGCCTATATGAGGACCACCTAAAATACATATTGCATCTTTGTTTACTTTCTTAACGTGTTCTGCAAATAAATCGCATAGATCATAATTCCAAACATAACTACTAATCAAATAAATATTTGCATTGGGTATTTCGTTATATATTTCTTCTATATTTTTATATTGATTAAATTTATATGGGGCTTCTAACCATTCAAATCTGTTATAGTATTTGCCAAATCTTTTATAATGACTTTGCATCATTAAATAGGTCATATTATTTGCTAAAGACCAATCGGCGTGAGGTGGATTAAAAAAAGCAATCTTATTTTTTAGAATCAGCATATCTAAATGTTTCCTTAAACACACATTCTTTCATATCATGTTCAATAAATTTAAAATCTTGTTTTATAAAACAAGTAAAAGGGCATCTTTGAAAAAACTCACATTCAAAACAATTATATTTTTTCATAAAGTTTTCAATAATTTTAGTGCCGCCCAAATCTTCTGTATTTTGAGTTGCGTCTTTTAATAATACAGCACCCGAACATCCTTTAGGTATACTTCCATCAGGCATAATAGTTAAACTATTTCCTTTTGTGCAAGTCATTTTATTATTTGTTTTACCATTCAAAAATGGTTCTATGTTTAACATTTTAGGATATTTGTCAACACATAATTTATAAAATTTAAATGTTTCTGATTCTGCAGGCATCATAAAAATATTTGTTTTTCTAGTTACACTTGGTAATAAAGAATCAAAATATATTGTTTTAAAATTTTCATACAAATAATCAAAATATTCATCTCCTTCAATTATTTTTTCTATATTTTGTTTTGTTAAAACACAACTAATTGTTTTTATATAAGGCTTAAAAATATCTATATTTTTTTTAAAAGTTTTTAATGTTGTTGAATTAAATCTACCTATGATGTCATAAGAAACCGATAATACAATATTATTTTTTTTAACAAAATCTAATATTAAATCTGTTCTATCAAATACAAGATTGGTAACAAAATTAAATACAATTGTTTTATCAGTAGAAACTTTTTCTCTAACTTGTTTTATAAATTTAGAATATATATCTAAAAAGCCTTTATCTGTCCAGGTATCTTGTAACAGTTCACCGCCCATAGTATTAATGATAAAATGTTTTGATCTATTGTTTTGCTCTATATAACGAGTTATTGTTGAAACTTTATTTAAGATTTCTTCTTCTGAGGCACCTAATATACTTGAATGATCTTGTGGGCAAAAGGCACATAATAAATTGCAATGCTCAAATAAACATAAAACAATTTCAGACCAATCTATAACTTTTTTATCTATTACTTTGTAAAATGATATATCTTCTTGCATTTTCACCTTTATATAACATAGCCGCTCAATAATTCTTTGTTGTTCTCATATACATTAAAAACGTGTTGTATAAAGTAAGTATTAATAGTTGGAAAAGTTGTACTATAAAAAGTACCAGTGGTAACACAAGGTTCTTGTGAAGTTTGATGAGTTATAATTTGATCTAGTTGTTCATCTGTTATTGTATCTGATTTAATTAAAGGTATAAGATTAAACAAATAATTTGCTTCTAGTCCTATAGCATCAGTTTCAGAAATTCCAACAGCTGTTATAAATTGTTTTATATTCACAATGTGTTCATCAGTAATATTTTCAAAATTAATCATTGAATTTGATCCACTATCCAATAATATAAAATAAGTATCATTATTTAACATAGATAACCTCCAAACAGAATCATTATTATAAAATGTTTGAATTATAGGATTTTCATTCTTAAGAACATCTAAAGCATTACCGATATTATAAGTATCTGTAATTCCTATTTTACTTAAAAATTTTTTATTATGCAATTGATATGTAAAAATTTCTCTAAATGAATATAAAGATTTTGTAACTTCTATTCTTAAAAAAGATAATATTATTTTTTTTAATTCTTCTTTTCTCGAACCGTTATACAAATAAGAAGATAACAACAATTCTATATTAAATGTTCCTACATTTTCTTTTATAAAAGTTTCATAATCACTTCTATCAATATTTAAAGAATCGTATTCGTATCTTAATTTATTATCATCATATATTATATCAGTATTAATATTTTTATTAAGCATATTATAATATTTTGATATTTTCCAAAAATTTTTATAATCAAAATTTATTTTTACATAATTTGCAACATCATTAACTGTTGCATTAGGCAATATAATTTTATACCATAAACTCAATATTTTATAATAATTATTTTTATCTGCATATATATAAACAGGTTTGTTTGTTTTTGTTGTTTGAATATTAATCATATTAAGTAAATCTAAAAAAGAAGATATATTATTCAATTCATTTAAATTTTTTCCATAAGACAAAAGTTTACCACCTGATATTTTTTCTATTTCACTCCAAAGTTTTACTCCATTTGTTTCTGAAACAACTACTCTATCATAGTTGAAATCTATATTAACATCATGTTCTAAATAAATTTTTTTAAATAGATGCAACATTTTTTATTATTTCCTTATCTTGATCTCTTGCTGTTATATAATCTTTGTTTTTTCCTTGCGATATAGCCAACGTCAATAAAAACATTGGATTATTTAAATTGCCCCAAAAACTGAATAAATTTTTACCTCTAAACATATAATCATTAAAATAATGACTATAAAATTTTATATTATTATTTAATTTATTGTAAAAAGAATAAAATCTTTCATGTTTTAATAAACTTAAAAAATTTACACCTATTAAATCTTTCGTTTCATCTTTTGGAAAAGTTTGTGCATAATTTCTTAATAAATCTGAATTTATTATATAAGCATTAAATATCGTCAAACTATCCAATTTATCAGACCATTTAGAAATTATTTCTTTATTTTGTTCAATAAAATTTTTATAATTATTTTCTTTAACCAAACCTTTGTATTGTAATAAAATATTAATTGCAATGTTTTCTAATGAATCAATATTTACCAAAGAAATACTATTAAAATAATCTTTAACCAATTCTAAATCTGGTTCTTTTATATCTACAGGCAAATCCAAATTACTTAAATAAGTTAGTAACTTAGATCCTTTCATTTCACTTTTAGAATAATCAATGATATAAAAAGTATCTTTATTTGTAAAATATTTTTTTAAATGTTCTATTGTTATCGGTGCTGTAGTTTCTATTATTTCCATTATCTTCTTCCTCTATTTCCATGGCATGAAGAATGACAACTTGCATGACACACATCAACTTGTATTGTTACAGTATTAGCAGCGTTTGTACTATATTCTGTTTGTAAATTAGTAAAAAATGTTTCTAAATTTGCTATCGTTATTATTTGGTCAGCTTGTACGTTTGAAATATTAACAGTATTTAAAGTTTGTCTATAACTAGTATTTAAATTTGATTTTTGAGTGTTATCGTAAATTATACCAGGCGATCCATAACTTCCTGTATTTCCTCCACCACCTGTAACGTTTAATAATGCTCTCAAATTTCTTATATTGGTATAAAGAGCGGTTTCAGTAAGTAAAGCATTTACAATATTAGCAGCTGTAATGTTGCTATTAACCAAACCTATAGAATTGCCTGTAGCTGTTATGGTTGCACCACTAGTGGTGCCTGCAAATTGTGCGGGGTCAAATTGTGAAAAAGGAATATTATTGGTACCCCAAACAATAGATGAATTTGCCGTAGTAGTTACAAAATCTGCAAATCTGTCCACAATATTTTGTGGACTTATAGGATTATTTAACGTTGTCATATTTTATACTACTTTTTAATTCCTTCATTAAACTTTTAGGTGCACCACATATATCATCTTGCCAAGCAAGTTGGTGGCAATCACCTCCACAAAACTCAAAAACCTCACAAGAAAAACATATAGGATTTCTTGCACGTTCACAAGCAATGTTTTCTATTCTAACAGGACTATTTATAATGGTTTGTATATCATCATTTATTGTACCATAAGAAAACTCTGGAGCTGAATTGGGGCATCCAGATATTGTTCCATCAGCGTTTATTGTAAATATCTTTTGTTCGCAATCTCTACAAAATGTTCCACCTTTTAAAAAACCTGTTTCAAACTTACTATATATAACTTCTAACGTATCATTATCGAACCAATCTCTACAATCAAATTCTTTAGATTGATGGTGCATTTTTAGAAACCACTTATCTTGTTCTATATTATTGGGGAATATTTCAGGATGTAATTTTGCATTACCATTGCCAGTTAAACGTTCAAAAGATATTTCTTGTACACCCAATTCTTTAATCCATTTTAATAATTCAATAGGTTCCATAGCGATAGTATCTTTCGTTACACTAATAAACAATCTTATTGTAACTCCTTTGTTCAATAAATCTTTTACGTTTTTTTCCCACAAATTATATTGTGCATCATTTTCAAATCGTATCTTAGGATCCCAACTAGTGCCTATACGATTGTTTAAAGGTCCTTTTATAAATTCGTAATGTTCATCTTTTAATTTAAAAACAAGATTTGAAGTTATACCCCATGACATATTGTTCCATAAATCTTTACATTCTTCATATACTTTATTCATATGAGATATTGGTGCTAAAAAAGGCTCACCTCCATGAAAATCTAAATGAATTGAATCGGTATCTTTATTAAAATATTGTCTAAATTTTTTTAAAAAATCAATAGTTTTTAAATGATCAAAATAAATTTTTTTACCGTTTACACCATTGGTAAAACAGTGTTTGCAATTTAATTGACAAGTTTCAGTTGTCTTTAAATAAAACATCCAATTCATTAATTAAATCCTATACTTAATGCCCAAGTGTTTTCGGAACTATCAACTCTATGTTTTACTCCTTTGGGTATAAAAATTGCTTGTTCTTCTTTTACTAAAGTTGGGTAATTATCTACATAAACTTTTTTTGATCCTTTTACAATATATAAAAGAACGTTAGTATCATCTGCATGTTCAGGAAAAGAAAATCCACCATATTGATTATAAAATAAATGAACACTATTTACTTTATGATCTAAATTAAAATCTTTTAATATTTTTAAATGAAAAAATTTATTTTCCAATCCTTCAACTTTTATATGAGGAATGTCTTTATAAGTTTTAATCCAAGTACCATAAGTTATTTCGTCTTTAACTTTATAGTCTTTGCCTTCTTTATCTATGTAAATAATTTGATTGTTTTCGTATCTATGGAAAGATAAAATTTCATCAGTTAAAGCATCAATCATACTTAATATTTAGTATGATTAAATTATAATATAACTGCTTCGATTAAGCCTTTATCATTATCTTCTAAAGCAATCGCAAATACTTTTGTATATTCTTCACTAATAGTAGCGGCATAACCATCATTACCTGCAACCAATTCATCACCCTTTTTAACAGGACCTGAAACTTTTACTTTAACACGACCTTTTAATGCAACTGGTTGACCTTTTCCTTCTGCGTTCATTAAAAAAGCAGGTCTTTTTGATATAACACCAATTGCTCTACTACCAACAAAAGATTTTGTAACTTCTTTTTCTCCGCCAATCATTATAACAGTACCAACTTCATATTCTTTATCCGTTTCATAAATCTCGGCTAAATCCGCATATCTTGCTGCAGTAGCAGTTGTAGATAAAACATTTGTAGAAGGATTATAATTTAAATCCGTATCTGTTTTTAAACTTTGGTTTCCTGTAGCAGTAGAGGAAAAAGTTAAATAATTTGTTGTGTTTGAACTATTATCAGCGGTCAAAGAAATAGTGGATGCAATAGATGCCGTTCCAGTAAATGTAGAAGCTGTAACTGTTCCAAATGTTACATTATCAGAAGATACATTTAATTTTGCACCTCTAATCGTATTATCGGCAATATCAGCATTTATAATTGTACCTGTAGCAATCATAGTGCCTGTAATCGTTCCAACATCGCCTGTAGTAACAATAGTACCTGTTACGTTTGGTAATGTAAGAGTTCTATTTGCTGTTGGATCAACAACCGTCAAAGTTGTTTTAAAAGCATTACTGGTTGCACCTTCAAAATCAATAGCACCAGAAGAAAGATATAATCCAGCACTTGTAGTTAATCCAGTTACACCTAAAGTTCCTTTAATAGAAGTATTACCATTTGAACCTGTAACTACAAATTTATCTGTATTGATAGTTATGTTTCCTGAAGATACATAATTGCTTGCTGTAAGAGTAGTTCCCGATACTGTCAAAGAATCATTAACTGTAACCAAACTAGTTGCAACCGATCTAATAGTTGCATTAGAAATTTCTATATCACCTAAAGTGTGTAGTGTTCCATTTGCTGTTATGTTTCCTGAATTTGTTGAAAAGTTACTACCTTGAAAATAACCTGATATAACTACATTTGTAGGTAAACTTAAAGTTAAAGTATCCGTTGCACTCACAACAGCATTAATTTGATTTGTAGTACCTAATACGGTTAATGTTTCTCCAGAACCAATACCTTGTGTAGTATTTACAGAATCTTTAATCGTCCAACCTGCAGCTGAATAAGCAACACCTGCTAATTCAACAACAGCACCAACAATAGATGTTGCTGCAATACCAGCTGGCGCCAATAAAGCAGGATTGCCAAAATCATTTGTAGTCAAGTTGTTTAACTTAACTCGCATTTGTTCTAGTGTATCAGTAGTATTAATTATTGTATATGCCATTTGTTATTTTTTCAAAACCTCTTTTAATAAAACTTTAATTTCTTCTAATTCTGTCTTTAAAGTATTTATTTCTTTAATCGCATTTCTTATTTCATCACCTTGTTGTTCTCTCGATTTAATTCTTTTTAAATAAAGTTCATAATCTGTTTTAGATGTGTTTATAATAGCATTAGAACGAACATCTCTAACTAATGAATCATGACCTTCTACTTTTAATCTCATAAATTCCTACAGTGCTAATGCAATTCCTCTTAAATCTTTTACAATTGGAGGATATGATGAATTAGTTCCTTTTAATACTATTTTAATTTGAAATGCTGTAAATCCTGTAATATTACTTGCCGTATATTTGTATTCATTAAATGTATTATCGTTCAATGCAGGAGTTACAGCAATATCTTCAGAACCATCTGTATTAAATGGTGTCCAAGATAAATCTGTTATATTTCTAACTTCAGATGCACCTGTAACTCTATAATAAACTTTTATAGTAGAAGATGATCTTACGTTTGCAGTAAGTCTAACATCAAAAGCTGTAGAAGTATTTTCTAAAATAACAGGTCTTGTTACATATATTGCAGCTGATGAAGATCCTGAAGGAGCTGTCGCATCAATAAAATTAGGTGTATTACCAGATGTTGGCGAATTTAGTCTGTTTTGTACAGTAACCATGCTCATTCTTGATGTATCAATTACAGGAGAAACTTTAGAATTAATAGTATATAATGTTAAATTAACAAATAATGATTTAGAATTATTCATATGATTGGTTTCATTAATTTGACTAGCAACCATTTGAGGCGATGTAAAGTATATATTACTTCCTGGAATTATTCCTAAAGAATTAGATAATGTTGTTAAATTAAATTCTGTTTCAGAACCGTGTATGGATTTACCAGAAGTGGTTTGCATAAGATAAGTAATTGATGTATTAGGAACTGTTAAAGTTTGAATATTTAAATTAGCAACATCAAATAATCTATTTTGAGTTACTTGAACCGTTGCGCCACCAATATCACCAGATGCTGTAGCTGTTCCTGTTGTTGTAATATCGTAACTATCTAAAGTTACATTTGAAATACTTGTATATGTTCCATTAATCTCTGTATGTGCAATACCATTATAAGTTCCAGCAGCAATACCTGAAATAGTAACACTATTTCCTGTTCCGTGCATACCATGATTTCTATGAAACACTCTAATAACGCCTGAACTGTTTGTTGTTCTTAATGAATTGTTTGGTAAAATTTTTGTAGGTAGAGTATTATTTACTAATGTGATCGAACCAAAAACAGGATAAGTATCATTAACCACAGGATAAGGATTTTGAATATTATTAAATTCTGCTCTATTAATTTTAAATTTTATATCTGTTGTTTGATCTGCTGTCCAAGTAGAACCATTTTGAGATTTAAATAAAACACCAGCATAAGGATTTTCAGATATCGTTCTATCAGAACCTATTTGTGTTTCTCCAATACCTGCAACAAAAGCATTATAACTATTACAGTTACTTAATAAACAGAAAGAGTATTCTGTTTTTTCTTGTAAATAAACAGGAGAAGGGAAAGTGAATTTTGTAGCAACTGTTGCATCATCACTGATGTTTACTTGACTAGGATTTAAAACAACTTCACCAAATGGTACAAGTGTTCTTGATGGATATCCATTTACAACTTCTCTTATTTGCATTGTAACAGGTATATTTGCATCTTTTGATTTGAAATATGTTTCTATAGAAGTAATGAATACTCCACCTGTATCATCAATTAAGAAAGTTTGTGCAATAGGATCAATCCATTGTATAATTTCTTGTGTTGTTCTTGTAGAAGCTCTTACAATATTTTGTGTATCTGTAACCGTTTGTCTAACAGTCTGAGCATTTCTTGTAGATATTACACTGCCTTGTACAGTTTCTAAAGAACCTTGTGCTACATAATTAGATTCTGCTGAAGTTTCTACTTCAGTCATATCATTTGTAGAAGAACTTGTTAAACGGAATACTCTAGTTCCAGTTCTCCATCTTGGGTTTGAATCGTTAGTAGGATTTGGTATTGTAAATGTTCCAGAAACAGCACCATTAGAATTTGTTATTAAATCTCCACCAATAACACCTCCCGTAGGAGTTATATATGAAGCTATAGATATAGTATCAAAAAAAGGATAAACTTTAGTGTTAGGTTTTAATCTTGTTGCACTAAAATTGATTGTTCTGCTTCTAATAAAAGGAATAAACGCAACACTCAAAACCCTATCCCCCAATGATGTTTGAACTATTTGAGGAACTATTGCTGTTCTAATACCTGTTCTTGTTTGTGAAATCTGTTGAGATGTTGTTGTTGTAATGTCTCTAGCTAAAACTGTCCAACCACCTGCACCTCTGCCATTTCCAGCTTCAGCATTTCTTCCTCTGTAAGCGTCTCCAGCACTTGTAGTTTCTACAGGTGTTCCTGCCCAAAAATCTTGCCAATCATTCCAGACAGTACTGACTTCAATATCTTTTAAATTAGGATTACCTAAATTAGCAACCATTGTATCAAAAGAACCTTGTTGATTTATTACTAAATCAGGAACTCTATTTGTTTCTTTCCATTCATCACTTGGAGGATCTAAATTAACAGAACCTGCCCATGTAAATACGTTAAAAGGATTTACATTAATATAACGACTAGCATAAGGTTGTTCTATTGTAGTAACTTCTGTATATGGTAAAGTAATTAAATCTCCTGTTTTTTGATAATTGTTTAAAATTCTTTTATCAGAAGTTATCGTTGTTCCATCACTAGCAGCTTCAATAAATTTAACAGAATCAGAATTGCATGTTGGTCTCATCAAACCATTTGCCATATCCATAGCAACTTTGTAATCTAAATTTGTTACATCACCAACTCCATGTCCTGTAAAGTTATCTACAATAAATCCATTTTTAAATCTATCAAATCCTTGAGCATCTTGTATTTGCAACGATTGTGCATTAGATTCTAATAAAGATAATTGAGTGTAATATTCTACATTTGCAATTCTACTTTCTAAACGGCCAATGTCTCTCATAGTATAACGTTTATTATCAACTTTTTGAATAGTTAAGTCTGTTGTATTTAAAGTGTAAGCATTTAAAAATACGGTTGCTATTTGCATAGCATTGTCAAGATTTTTAGGTAATTGTGTATTTAAAGAACTTGAACCTTGTGAAACTTTGAAATTTCCATCTTTATCTAAAAATATTTTATCAACTCTAGGTAAATAATATTCAAAATCCGCAGTTACATCTGAATTAAATTGAACTACATCTATTATAGAAGCTCCTAATCCGCTATATTGTCTATCTTGTGTAGCACTTGTTACAGTAGAAGCATCATCAACTCTTGGTCTAAAATCTAAACAATCTCTAAGATCATAAACCGTGCCAGTAGTATCAGAAGTATAACTTTGTATATTTGTATAATCTATTACACCCGAATAAGAATCTACGCTAAAATAATCTCCTGAACCATGAGAAAAATAATCAAAATTAATTAATAATCTTCCTGTTGAAACTATAGCGCCTGTTTTTAATTTTATTCTACCAATGTCATAAAAATTATCTCTTTGTCCATTATCTAAATTAAATCTTGAAGTAACATCAGTATGGCTTGTAGTAGCAGGTGTACTAAAATCTGGAGACATGTAAATACTGTTTATTTTATAAATGTCTGCTTTACCTAAACCTATAACTCCTGATTGAATTGTAGTTTGATTAGAAATTGCAATAGTAACACCAGCACTTAATGTTTTAGATTTTTCATTAGTAACTGATCTTGAAACTGTTGCAAGTATTTTAATTTTAGAATTTGAATATGCTGAACCAAAATCTAATGTTAATGTTTTTCCGGTTGGAGAACCCCCTAGTGTAAATATAGGATTACCATTTCCATTATTACCAGATAAACTTAATACATCTCCTGTAGTTCCAGAACCTGCACCAGTCATTACTGATACTGAAAAATCTTTTTCTGTTAGACTAACAAATGTTTCGTTTGTTCCAGCAGTGATTGTAGCTGATCCTGAAGATAATGTTGCTGTAAAATGACGTCTTATATATAAACTTGTATCTGAAGAACCATTATTAGAAGTTGTTTTTAAAGTTTTAATTCTTTTGTATGGTAATTTAAAAATAGAAGTATTTAAATTTGAACCTTGTAATAAAGTTCTTTTTCTGAATCCAGTTGTTTTAGTTGATACATCGCTTGAACCAACTGCAACTGAAAATTCTAAACTTGTGTTAGATGTAATAGATTCTATAATACGAGTAACTAAAGAACCTGCATCATTAGTAAATGTAACAGAATCTCCTATTCTTAGTTCTGTAGTAAATAGTGTACCAAATCCAGTAACTGTTGTTCCACTATTTGCTATTGAAAAATTACCATATAGTTGATATGATTCTCCATAAGTTGCATCAGTAGATGTATCAGCAGTAAATGTAGGAGAACCTGCCATACCAATTTGTTTTACTTGCGAAAAATCAAATTTCTGTACACCTTTAAAATTAACTGCGTTTGATTGAATAACTGCTGTAACTGAAGATGTAACACCTGTAATAGTTTCTCCAGCTATAAATGTTCCTGTTACGTTATTAAGAACTATAACACCATGGGTTGCTGTACCACTCGAAGTATAAGTTGTATAACCTGTAGTATCAACTTTAGTTGTACCGTCTGTTGAATAAAGTTCAAAAGTATCAGTTGCAGGATTTCTTACAGTATAAACATTACCATTTAATTGTGTCATACCACTAATACTTGAAATAGTAACTTGTTGTCCTTCTTTAAATGTGTGTGCGGTTGCTGTTACAACACCAGGATTTGCTTTTGTAACTGCTGATATTGTTGCAGATTTAGTTGAAGTAATAGATTGTTTGTAACCATAAGCACCAGAAGTGCCACCTGTAATTTTTTCTCCATCTGTAAATGATGGTGTTGTAGTTACGTTTAAATGTGTAAACATTTCAATATCAAATAGATATTGTTTATAAACGGCACTTGTTAAACTAGAACTTGCAAATATAAATGATGATGCAGTTCCGTTATTTAATTCAAAACCTTTTGATTTAGCTCTACCAATTTGAGGCACTTTTGCGCCTGTAGTTGATTGTTGAGTTCCTCTTGCAGAAGTCGCAGTATCAAATAGATTTACATTTTTAAATGCTTCCACATCACCAGAAAAATAACCAATATCAGGTGTACCATATACATTTGTAACATTTACATAATTTTGTAAATTAAATCTTGTTTTAAAATTGTTTTCCGTAGCATAATCTCTAGCTTTGTCTATTTCAACATAAGTTGTTCCAATTTTTTCTATTTCGTAACCTTTTACATATGCTTTTCCTGGAGAAAGACCAGCAGCCAATAAATTTATATCTCCTTTTGTTGCATCAAAAATACCTCTGTTATTTCCTATCAATAAGTGTTCTCTCATATCAATATCAAAATCTTTTACGGTGTAATCACCAGATTCATCATATGTTCTTCTTGCTAAAGTATCTTCTAATACATTGTATGCAGTAGATGTAACTTGATTTAATCTTATACCATTTGATAATCTTAATAATTCTACAAAGTTAGCATCATCTGTTGATGTTAATGTTCTTTTTGATAATACTAAATCTATTTTAAATCTCCAAGCACCAGGTGCATTGAAATTTGAAGAACCTTGAGCGTTATCATTTAAAGAAGAATCATCATTGGGAGTTACAACACTATCTTCAATTTCTAAACCAATTCTATAACTTGGCGTATTTGTATATTTGTCTAAAATAATTGTTTGTTCTAAAACCGATACGTGAAATCCATTAATATAATAAACACCAGCAGCAATATTAGCAGCAGAACCGGTGGCTGTTGTATTTACAATGGCAGTTGCTAAAGTTGTTACGCCATCTATTTCTGTTGCGTTTATAGTTTCACCATCAGTAAAAACAATAGTAGAATTATTAGTTCCTGTGGAAGTATATTTTACATATAAAGTATCAGGATCTGTTCCGTCCGTTGCAACTGCATTGATACATGTAGCAACAACACCTGAAGTTACACCTGTTAATTTTTTACCAATATAAGATGATATATCTGAATATGTTTTAGATGTTAATTTAACAGCATAGTAATTTAGATCAAATCCAATTTCACCTGGAATTATCATTGCACCTTTTTGGAAAAGATGGTCGGATATTCTTTCTACTTGATTTTGAAGTATTGATTGAGACTGTGTTAATTCTCTTGCTTGTACAGCATAACCTGGACGAAATAGTACTCTATGAAACTTTTTATCCTGATTATAATCATCAAAATAAGGTGATTGGTTAAAGTCTGTTGGACTTGGCATATTTCTACCTAAAACTCAATTACTAATTTAATATTCTCAGTTTGATCCGCAGCTCTGTTTATTGGTGCTCTATTTTCAATATATAATACATCACCACTATTTGCGTCAATTTCCGAAATAACATATCCATTTGTAAACGTAACTTGATTTACGGTTTCACTTGCAACAGAACTTGGAGTTCCTGTAGCGCTTGAAGTTGAACCTGTGATTATATTTGTTCCACTAAATGCAACCAAATTACCATTACTACCTAAACCTGCATTGTTAAATCTTGTTTGTATATAATATAATATTCTATTTGTAGCGTCCCATTCAACAACTTTTCCTGTAGCCCCTGTTGTAGCTTGAGTGATAGTTTCATCTACTAAAAATGTTCCTGGAGTAGGAGATGCGGCAAAATGAACAGCTTTAGTTGCTCTTAAAGTTGTTGAAGATGCGGCAGATCCATTAGATTTAGGATCTCTTATTAATACTATTCTTCTAAAATCATTTACAGAAGTAAAATCTCCTGTGTTTGATGTTTCTTTTCCTTCTAAACTTACATTTAACATTACAAAGAATCCACCCAATTCTTTTACAGCATCAAAACCATGGCCGCCTTTAGGTCCAATAATACAATCTAATTTAGATCCAGTTAATCCTGTTGAACCTGCGGAAACTATATCAGAATTTTTTATATAAGCATAAGTGTAACCTGATCCAACATTTGTTATTGTTATAGAAGAAACGGCATTACCTGAAACACCTACTGTAACTGTTCCTCCAGTACCATTACCTCTGATAGGAATTCCTGTATATGTTCCGTTTGTTCCTGAAGAACCTCCATCTACAATTTTTATAATATTAATTGTTCCATCAACAGCTACTGATGAAACTGTTGAATTTGTAGAAACAGCCATAAAATCTGTTGATAAAAAATTCAATAATTGTGTTGAAGATAATGTGTACATATATTTCCACTTGTAATTATCTCCTGTTTGAATTATTGAAGTTGATGTTCCTGTTGGTTCTGAAGTTGATGCTGAATCATTATTATTATCTAAACATTTGTAAACGTTGTTTTCTGAATTTAAAATATAAAATTTTGAATCAAATAAAGTTGTTGCTCCACTATTAGCTGTTCTTGGAGTTGTTGAATTAGGAATGTAATTTCCATAATCATGTCTATAATAATCATAAACCGTTCCTGTAATCCAATTTCTTCTTGGTATACAATAAGAAACACCAGAACTCACTATTTTTTTAACAGCAAGTAAATCTTGAAAAGTATTAAATTCTTCATAAACACTGTCTGAAGGAGTTATAGCTGTTGTATCTGTTCCTTCGTTTTCTGTTCTCAAATCTCCTCTTGTAGATGTGTCAAATGGTTGAGGTCTACCAATTCCTAGATAATAAACTGTTGGTGAAGCTTCTGAAAAAGATTCCGCAAATTGTTCACTATTGTGTATTCTAAACTTATTTGTTATAATTGCTGGCATAATTTCTAGTTTCTTTAGTTATATTTATACAAGATATTTATACTCATTATGATGTAATTGTTATTTCAGCTGGCATAGTTAATTTTGTTTTTATACCTCTGGTTATAGGAGATGAACAAAAATATAGTGTATTATCTTGACCATCATAAGAAGTATTCGTACCAAAAGTTACATTTTTACTTAATTCTGCAATAGAATAATTAGTATCCGTTGTTTTAGCAAAAGTTCTAAATATTTCTCTATTGATAGTTTCATATCTAGGTCCAGCATAAACAAATCCTTTTACTATAGTAACATCACCAACATTCTCTCTTTTTCTTGATAGATAATCAATTTTTAAACCTTGTCTATATAAAGTAACATCTCTAGTTGTATTAGAAAAAGGAGACAAAGTTGATGTATCAAAATCTTCTCCTGAACCTAATGATGGATTAGTTCTTAAAGTAGTACCATCATCTACGGTTCCCAATCTTCTTCCAAATACTGTTGTGAACAATGTATTTAATATTAAGAAAATAGGATCTTTTACAACTTCCGATATTTGGCCTATAATAGGTGTTTTAACTTTGACATTCAATTTTGAAGAAATATCAACCTGACCTGTAAAATAAAATCCAGCTGTATGCACAGTTCTTTTAAAATCTTCTCTCCATTCTTTTATTGATCTGCCAACTTTTATAACATAAGAAAAATCTTGATAGTATAAACTATCTTGAATTTTCATTGTTTGTTCATCTAATAATCCATCTTGATTTATGTACGATCCATCCATATCCAAAACTGAACCAACTACAATATCTGCCGTTGCTTGTGCTATCTTTCTTATTGTTCCTGATGCGCCTGATAAATTGCCCGATATTGTTGAATTAAAAGTAAAAGATCCAGTAGCGTCTTTTAAAATTAATAAACCAGTATCAGAATCAAAACTTACAACAGTTGCTAAAGTTGAATTATTACTTACATTTTCACCTATCACAAATACGCTAGTCAAATTTGTTAAAATTAAATTTTCATAAAATGTAAGAGTTGGTGATGGTAAATTTTGATATTCAATACCTGGTTCTACAATTTTTAAATCAATTATTTTTCCAATACTGTCGCTCCAAAGTTTTAAAATAGAATTTGTTCCAGTATTACTCTTGACAGTTACAGTAGGTAAACTTGTATAATTTGAACCACGATTATAAAGATACACATCTGTAATTTCAGAAACACCTGTTCCTGTTTCTTGCACGATAACATTTCCTGTATAAGGATCTCCTGTTGTTGTATAATCTTCTAATACTATACGATCTTCATCTTCAGTTAATAATCCTCCATTCACAATTTTAACAAATCCTGCGGCTCCGCCTCCATTTGTATTTGTATTATCAAATACTAATTCATCTCCAATTGAATAACCTAAACCAGGATTATCTATTATTACATTTGAAATCTTTCCGGAACTAATCGTTTTTGTTTGTATTATACAATCAGTGCCTCCGCCTGAAATTTTTACAGATTGTTGACTATTATATAAAGAACCTCCATCCGTAATAACGAAAGAAGTTGGTATACCAGTTACGGTTGACATTAATAAAATATCATCTTCATCAGTTTTTGTTCCGTAAATTTCTTCATCTACTAAAAAAGTACCCGAAATACTTTCAACATTTAAAACAAATTCCGAAATAGAAATATCATTAACAATAGAAACAAATACATTTTCTACTATAGCTGTTGCGCCTGAAACAGAACCAGTAATTGTTCTTCCTATTAAATCATGTGTATCTACATTATCGCTTAAAGAATTTATTGTTTTTAATATTTTATTTGTATTCCATTTACCATCAGATACTCTTAAAATTTGTTCTCTAGGATAAATTGTTTCTGCTCTTTCATTAAACAATGCTCTAAATAATAAATTGTGTCCTTCTTTAGTGCCTTTTAATCCGTAAAAATATTTAATGTTTTTAACTAAACTTCTTTTGTCTATTGTTGAATGTAATTCATCAGGAATGGTTGATAAAAATTCATATTTAAAATGAGAAAAGAAATTATCTATGACTTTATCAGGATCTCTAAAATTTAATAAATCTTGTATAGAAGATACTGGATTTGGTTTGTAATTGTTAACAACAGCACTAGCGTTTGATGATTGACCAAGTATTGTTTCGCCAGTAATAAATTTATCTTGTGATGTGATAAATAATCTATTATTATTTAAATCTTCAGCAAGTATAGTAGAAGTTGCTTTTGAAGTTTGTCCTACTACTATTTCTCCTCTAGTAAATTTACCAAAAGCAGAACTTTCTAAAATTATTTTATCTCCATCATTTGATATAGTAATATCGGAAGATATTCCTGTACCATTTAATAATAAAAGATTAGTTTGACCTGTTTGAGATTCTAATTGTATTCCATCTGTTGTTTCAACACTTGTTACTTCTAACAAGGCAGATTCCATAAAGATGTAATATGTTTTTAAAAATTCAACAAATTTAGGATGATCTTGTAATACAAATTCAGGAACCTGAGAATTTACAAGATTTGATATCTTATTTTTAAAATTAGCCATATGTTAATAGCTAGAAGTTGTATTATAACCTGTTTCAGAGTTTGACGTACCGTTTACAAAATTATCTATTTCAGCTGTTATATTTGAATTAGCAATATCTATTTCTATAATTTGATCTCTCACAGGAATAATATCATTAGATTTTGGTTTAACAATGATTTCTATTACTTCAGATGCTTCTCCACGAATATCTTGTATGTTTGTTATGTTTAAAGAATTTAATATAATTTCACCTGTTGAATAATATATTTTACCTTGAGTATTATTAACATACGATCTTAAACCTGTACCTGATATTCTATATCTTCTAATATTTCCATTACCATCATCATCTAAGTAATAAACATTAGTTGTATCTCCGTTTATTTTAAAACCTGATGATTCCAATATACCCCCATTAACCGAATTATAACCTGTAACAGGATTAAATAAAGAATTTCTAAAATATATATTATATTTTGCAGATGTGTTTATTGTAGGTTTAAATGTTTTTTTAATTTTTAACTTTGTAATATTGCCTAAAATACTCTTATCCGTACTATCAATTAAATTTACAATTTTCGAATATCTGAAAATACCATCAAATCTTTGTAATGTTGTATCATTATAATTTGATATCAAACTAATAATATCGGATTGTAATGTATCAGAAGATTTAGAAGTTAAACGAGAATCAAATTTAACATTACTTGTTAATAATATATAAGTTATTTCAGGATCTACAATGATAGGCCTTACAGAAGCAACATTATAAGGTTTTAAACCCTTAACAATATCTGCTTTAGTTTTTGTTGTTAATGTTGAACCACTGGCCGCTTTAATAGCAATCTTAACAGTGCCATAAACAGGATTTTCATCTTCTTCTCCACCCCAAGCTCTTACTGCTAAAGCATTAGGGTAAATATCTCTTGTTAATACTTCGTAGTCTGTTGTAGTAACAGCTCTATTTTGTGCATTATAAAATAATGGAGCATTGTAACGTATTGATTCTTTTGATTCTGCTAATGAACCGCCTTGTGCTGTTGAATTTGTTGTTATAGTAAAATTAGAAAATCCTCCAACAGTACTAGTTAGATTAAAACTAGAAGCGCCATTAGCAGCTGTATTATTTGTTACAACATATTGAAGTATAACTATATTTCCATCGTCTAATTTTCTACCTATAGTTCCGTCTCCAAAATAAACTTCAAATTTTCCTTCATCACCTTCTTGTATTAAATAAACTGAAGAACCACCAGATACTTGAGGATGTATAGTATCATTTTCAACTACGATATCTAATAAATTGAAAACTGTTGTGGTTGTATCTGTTGCACTATTTTGAATTGCTACTGCTAACGTTGAAACATCAGCATTAGAACTTGGTATAATAAATTTTTGATCAGGATCTGTAGAATCAACTACATATCTGAAAGTAACAAGAGTTCCTTCGTAAATATCCACATCAGAAAAAAGATAAACACCATTAGAAGCTGTTATTGTATAATCTTGTAAAGTTAAAAATTGATATGATGTTCCTGATATTGAAGTAGAAAAAACCGTTCCACTAGGCAATGTTAAAGTAGAACCTGTTGCATCATTTACTTGAACTGATATATTTGCTGTTGGAGAACGAACAGATGATGGTGTATAACCCAACATCTTTGCTATAGAGACAATATTTTTTCTTATATCAGCACTATCCAAATACATTTCATTTGCTAACATGTTAGCATTAAAACCTAGATAGTGTGTGTTGTAAGCTAAAATATCTAAAAGAATTGCAAAACCCGAACCCTCAAAGTTATAATCTGAAAATTCTGCTTGGCTTTGTAAAAATTTTTTAAGATTGAGTTTTATATTATCAAAATCAAAATCTGATACTTCTAATTTATTACTTGCCATGTTATCTTAGTCTTTCTAAAAAAGTTTGTACTGTTACTAACTCAGTAGTACCTATAACATAAAAATAAACAGTTAATTGATATGAATTTCCATCGTAATTAGGCGTTGCATATATTTGTACTAGTCTAATTCTTGGTTCAAAATTAACCAATACTTCTTGTACTTTTCTTTGCAAATTTAAAGCAGTTAAAGGTGTCATGTTTTCAAATAACAGAGCTCTAACATCAGAACCTATTTCAGGATGAAAAGGCCTTTCAAAGTGAGACGTGTTAATCAAATTTCTAACACTTCTTTTAACGGCTTCTATATTTGTTAACTTATTAACATCATTAGTTATCACATTACGACCAAAATCTAAATCCAAATCTTTATAATTTACATTAGCACGTTTGCTATTATTAGTACTAGAGGCATCGTAATTTGGCATAAGTGTTAATATTTATATGTTTTTTTTAAAAGATTTACAAAACACTAGAATAATTGTAAAGATTATCTTCCTTGGCCTCTATAAGCCTTATAACTTCTTCTTTTATGTTTATTCATCATAGATTTGCTATGAAATCCACGACCAATACTAGTTCTTTTTGGTTTGCCTGCGTTTTTTAATGAGTTTGCGTTGTTTGCAAATTTTTTTGCCATTTTTTTTCACCCCTTTTAGTTTTTTCGAATCAATATCACTAATCATAAACGATAAATCATCAATTTTATCAAAATCAATCATATATTTACTATTTATAATGAATTTTTTTGTTGTATTTTTGCAACATTTAACTAAGTTGCTGATTTTGTTGCCTTATTTCTTTTAAAAAAGTGAATTTTTCGCTTGTTTTAAGTAAAAATACAGTGTATATTATATGTATATGAAAATAAAACAACTAATAAAAATGGTAAAAGCAGATACCAAAAAGTTTTTGAAGTCAAAAGATGGAAAAAACTACATTCAATTGATTAAAAAAGAAAATAATATTGAACACCTAGTATATGTGAAAGGAGTTAACTAATATGTTTAATAAAGATGATATAAAATCTCTAGTTTATGCAGGTCTATTCGTAGTTGCTGTTTACGCTTCAATGTATGGTTTCTATTATTTAGCAAAATTTATGGGAATCTATGAACAATTCCGAATCTAAACCAGAAATTATTGATATTAATTACGTTGGTTATTGGGGCAAGTGTTATCTTGTCAAGTATAAAGGTTTTTCTAACGTAATATTAAAAGAGGACATAGAAGATTGGTGTAAAGAGGTTGACAATTTAAACAATTCCTGATAGAATAAATAAAGATATGGAAGAAAAATATCTTTATTTGAGTTTATTATTAGCGCCTGTAATTGCATTTTTATTATACAAATTAGGCCTAGAGTTATGGTGTTTGGCCTATGCGCTTATTCATTAAATTACTATTATTCATATTAGTAACTAATACTTCGTATTCACAATACACTTACGAAAATATTCCACAAATTACGATACAAGCATTTAGAACGGCAGAGGAACATCTTCCATTAACATATTCTTATGACGTTATAGAACCAAATGATATAAAATCATCATCAAGTTTAAATATAATTCAAAGCGGACCTAAACAACAATTTAGTAGTACCTTTACTCGTGGTACAAATTCTAATCATACATTATTTACTTTAAACGGTATTCCTATTAAAGATGCTAGTACACCTACGGGCAGCGATGATCTAACTCAACATAGTTTTTCTGGAGTTTCATCATTAGAAATTATTAAAGGCCCAATGAGTAGTGTTTATGGGCCAGATGCAATTGGTGGAGTTGTTAATATGGTAACACAACCAAATGATAAAAATTGGATTGATCTATCTTACGGTTCTAATAATACATGGAATGAAAAAATTAAATTGGGGCAAACAATAGGCAAAACTATAATAGATTTTCAAGGTGAAAATGAAAGTAGTAAAAATATAAGTGTTTATCCTAATGGTTCTGAAAAAGATCCATATCATTTTAGAAACTATACATTTCAAACTCAATCACTATTAGATAGTGGTTACTATTTAAAATCAAATTTTATAAATCAAACTAATCATACTAATTTAGATGGCTTAGGAGAAGATACTCGTAACTATACAGGTTTATATAAATTTTCAAATCAATATCTATCATTACAAAATAAAGATAATGAATTAACGATTAATAATACCGATCATAATAGAGATTATAATAAAAATGGTGTTAAAGATACTTACGATAGTAATAACAAAACATTATTAACTAAAACAACTATTCATACGTTTGCTGATATTAGTGTAGGTTCAGAACATACATTCACTCATGGTAAATTTGATACTAACATAGATGATTATGTTTCTTCAGTAGATAAAAAAAGAGAAAATCATGCCTATTATACTAATGCAATCAAATTTTTATCTGATGATTTTTTTGTAACAGCAGGTGGCCGTTATGATATGCCTAGTAATTTTGATAATCAATTAACTGAAAGAGTTGGTGCATACTATAATGGATTTAGAACAAGTGTATCAACAGGTTATAAAATGCCTACGTTGTATGAAATGTACGGTAAAGACAATTATGGATTTTTAGGTAATTCAAAATTGATACCAGAAGAAAGTATTACATACGAAGTAGGTTACAAAAACAAAATTATAGACATTGCACTATTTCAAAGTGATATAAAACATTTATTTGTTTATAAAAACAACACCTATGTAAATGATACTGGAATAAGTACAAGAAAAGGTATTGAAACAAAATTAAATTATAATATATCTGTTATAGATTTTAAAAACTCAAATACATTTTTAATTGCTGAAGATAGTTCAGGTAATGAATTAACAAGACGTCCTAAATGGGTAAACAATTTAGAAGCATCATATAATAAAATTCAAAATACATCTTTAAAAGCAAATTGGAATTATTATGGTTCTCATATAGATGTTGATAGCGTAACTTATAATAATAAAATTATGCCTGCTGTAAGTACATTTGATTTAAGTGCTGATTACACTTTAGGTAATACAATTCTTTATGGTAAATTAAATAATATTACCGATAAAACTTATCAAAGACCAGATGGTTATTCTCAATTGGGTAGAAATTTTCTAATAGGATTTAGACAGAATTTATAATCCAAGGATAAAAAAAAGCAGTTACTAATTCAATTTGTTTATATGTGATATTCCAAGAACATTCAATCCATTCTAATTCGTAATCATATTCTTGGAAATTGCCTGCATTATACTGAGGCTCGTTCTGTCTGTGTGTGTACATAATACTATTTATCTCTATTTAAAAATAAATAACCTATCATAAGACCATACCAAATAATAATAATAATATCTAATATTTCCATCTATTTGTTTAGTAAATCTTTTACAACATCATACCAATAGACACCACTATCTCGCAATTTGTCATTAGATATTCTTAATTTTTCCATACGTCTTTTAAAGTATGATAATTGAATACGATTTAATTTATCAGTTTTTTCCACGTATTCCATAATATGATCTATATCAGGACAAGTAAAGTCTGGTATCTTTGGTGCTTTTTTCTTTAATTTTTTTAAACTTGGTTTTCTTTTTTTAAATAAATTACCTAACACGACCTCTCCTTATTCTTTTTGATAGTAGTTTTAATCTTTTCATTTTTTTATTATAACGTTTAGATTGACAATAGATTGAAATATACAACCACGCTAGAAATGAAAATATAACGCCAAGTATGATTAGGCCTGCGTATTTGTTAAACATTTAACCCTTTGTTGTGTCAAAGGGTGCCTAGTTACCTAGGCACCTGAAATATAGATTATTATTCTTCGTCTGTCTCATCTATTTCCTCGTCCTCATCAAAGTCGGAAATATCTGAATCAGAAGAAACACTTATAGTGTCCTCTAAGTCCCACAATAAATCGTCAATTTCAGATTGCTTTTCTTTTATATCGTTAATGATATCTTCAGGAGTCTTTATTTTCTTTTTAGCCATATAAACTCCTTTGTTAGTTGGCAACACTATTTATAAATAATAATATATGTTAACAACTGAAGATTTAAATAATTTTTATATTGATGGTTATATTATACTACCATTTACAGAAACATTTAAATATAATTACGATAATTATAACTTCATTAAGGCTGACAATCAACCAGATGATTATGTTTATAATAATGATGTAAGAATACTTCCTATAATAGACGAATTTCGTTTATTGATAGAACAACGATATGTAAGTTTTTTTGGTTTTAATTATACAAATCTACGTAAATTGGCCGTAAATGGTTGTCATGTTAAAGCTCGCAAATGGCATGATGATAGAGATACTTGGGCATCTTTAAATATATCTTTAGTTTTTAATTTATACCTAGATGATACTAAAGAACATAATAACGGTTTTGATATTAAAACTGCAACAGAAGAATTTAATCTATTTCCTAAGAAAGGTGATTTGTTTATGTTAAATGTAAGCGATGCGTTTAAGCATAAAGGTAATATTAATACTGATAATGTAAATAGACGTGTAATGACATTTGATTATAACGTACCATCATTAGATAAAACAGCTTGACAATTTAAACGAATAAGTATATTATGGAATTATCACATGAAAAATATACGTATAATTGAAAAAAATATAGACGTATCTAAAATACGTGAACAGTTAGAACAATACCCAGAAGATTGGGGCAACGCCAGTCGTATAAAAGGTATTGATCGCCAAGACCCTCATAGTAAACTTGTAACAGCTGATGTACTTCAATTAGTTATGGGTGGTATTTCTAAACCAGAAGAATTTATAGGCGATACAGAAATTTGTGTACCAACAGATGCAACTAAAAGACATATTGCAATTCAACAATGGTTAGCATCTAAATCATTAAAAGTAGGCCGTTGTGCCTTTTTAAATACACCTGCAGGTAAAATTACAGGTAAACATATTGATCAAGGTAATTATTATTCAACTAAAGATCGTTATCATTTATCAATTAAAGGCCTATATCGTTATACAGTTTGGGACAATGGCGATGACGATACCACTAAAGAAATTATTACTGTAGAACCAGGAACATTCTTTTGGTTTGACAATAAGAAGAATCACATGGCTGAAAATATAGGGCCAGCAGAACGTATTGCTTTTATCTTTGATGTGCCTATGTCGCCTAACAATCCTTAAAATACTTCTTTAAAATTCTTTAAATACAATCACAGTTGGATTATTAACACAATCTTTTGCCTTATCAGAGACAGTTGTGTTGCTTTCTTTTTTATCTATATACTTATTTTCATTCATTGTACAGGCCATTTTTACATTAGAACAACCTATCAAAAAAAACACCAGTATTATGAATATAAGAACGTAAAGATATTGTCTTAACATATTAACTAAAAGATTCACCACATCCACATGTAGATGTTGCATTTGGATTTGTTATTTCTAAACTAGAACCAGATATACTTTCAATGTAATCAATGTTCATACCTATTAATTTAAATGCACTGTAACGATCTATGACTAAAGAATATCCTTCATCCATATGAATATAGGTATCTTGCACGTCTAAATCTTCTTCATTTGGATAAGACCAATCATATTTAAAACCTGCACAACCGCCACCTTTGGCCTGTAGAAATACATGTCTTTTACCTGATTTGGCCATAATGCCAATCAGATAGTCCTTTGCTTTGTCCGTTAATGTAATGATATCGGCCATAGCAAATATTTAGGTAAAATTTAATAGATTACAGTAATGGTTGTTATATTTCCAGTTGTAACCGTAGAAACCTTAGTGCCAATTGGTAAGTCTTTAATTATAGAAGTATTATTCGGTAAGAATATAACAGTAGGTATGGGCTTTGGAAGTACAGTTGCTGTTACCATCATTGTTGTAGAGGCTGTACCAGCCATAACATTAGAACAGAATAATAACAATAGAATAAGATATCTCATAGCCACCATTATATATCAAACCTGGAAACATGTCAAGCTACCAGGAAATTTTCCGCCTATAAAGATACTACAACATTTTAACAGATCTTGGAACCTCCGAGGTTTCCTATAGGAATAACATAAGGGTTGCCTCCAGATTAAAGGCCTGTTCTAATAGTAGTAACCATAGGTGAGTCTTTATAGATTAGCAAAAGTTTCCAGATACTGTCTGGCCGTCTCTATGGTTTATCGTAACCGTTTATTGTATTATTGCCTTCTAGTGATGTGTCGCCTTGTACCAATAGATCGGCCTCTAAACTAACGTTTTGCATCACATCCAACGTTCCATTAATCAATACGTTACCTGTTATGTTTACATTTGATGCACTCATATTGATATTTGTATTTGCCACCGCATTGATAGTATTGGCCAGTACATTGGCCTCCTGGCCTGCCTTTATAGAAGCATTGCCATTTACGGTAATGTCGGAGTTTCCTTTTATGTAGACCTTATTGTCTTTATCTAGAATAAGGTAATTGTTTCCTTTAATAATGGCCAGTTGGTCGCCATTGGCCGTGATTTCAAGGCGAGTACCAGACCTATGGCGGATGTGTATTCTCTCGTGATCTGTAGTGTCATCAAACTCGACTATATGACCTGACTC